AACACAAGCTCATGCTACATATAATGATGAATACTTTGTGTTAGCATTCAGGGGCACGGAAGTTAAGTCGTGGTCTGATATTAAGGCTGACCTAAAGGTTGATTCTATTATTGCGAAATATTCTTATGGTAAGGTACACATGGGATTTGAAAAGGAAGTTGATAAGCTTTGGGTAGATGTACGAGACTATGTTATAAAACAACTTAAAGGTAGGAAATTAGTTATTACTGGTCATTCACTCGGAGCATCTATGGCGACTATAGTTGCAGGTAGATTAAATACTGCTAACTTTATAGTTGATGGGTTATACACGTATGGTTCACCAAGAGTAGGTAATGAATCGTTTAAGAAAAGTTTAGATATACCACATTATAGGTTTGTTAATAATTCAGATGACGTAACCAAGATGCCTTTCTATCATTGGGGATACAGACATCATGGTGAATTACGATATATCAATTCCAAAGGTACGGTTGAACTCGGTACTAATGTATGGAAACGAACTTTAGATAGGCTGAAAGGTAGATGGAGTGGTTTCAAGAATAAAGATTACTTCGATGGGTTGTCAGACCATAGTATTACAGGTTATGCCGATAACTTACTTGAGTATGTTGAATCTTTGGAAAAAAAATAAAAATAGCTCTTGACTGTTGTTTGCATTATCCTTATATTTAGGTAGAAGTTGAGGATAAAATGAATAAAGAAAATAAAAAAATGTATGATTCAGCGATAAGTGATTTACTTATTGGAATCAATAATAAGTATAAATCTTGGAATCCATCTAAAACTTATAAACCAGATGGTATGGTTTTAAGTATTAGTCCTGGTAGGAAATTTGATAAAGTGATACATGATAATTCTGTTTGGGGATTTGTTGCTAAAACAGATGGTATGTTAAAAGGTATTCCTTATTTTGTTGGTGATGTATTTAAAGCGGCTGGTTGGAGAGCTCCTGCTAAACACGTTAGAGGTTCAATTTTTGATGGAAGTGTTAGTTGGTATTCATGGACAGGTCCAAATTATTTGATATGATGAAAGTTTGGACTAAAGACGAAATTAAAGGTTTGATAGAAAGTCGTGATGACGCTGTCATTCGTGGTATGAAACGAATATATGATTTACAGACCGAAGATGAAAAAGAAAATGGTGGAACTTACTATAATAATGGAGTAGGTTTTAGTGGTGTTGATGGTGATATTATGAGTTCGTTTGTAAAGTTTTATAATAAGACTAATTTTCTTACATTTAAACAGATGAAAATAGCTCGTAAGAAAATGTTAAAATATGCTGGTCAGTTGACCAAAATAGTTAATAAAGAGGTAGGTTATGTCTAACATAAAAGAAAAAGTAAAAGATATGTTAATGGGGTTAGTATGTATAGCTCTATTATATATGTTAATGGTTATAGCATTTATACTTGATGGTGCTCCATTTCATCCATAAAAAAGTGAAAATAGCTCTTGACTGTTGTTTGCATTATTCGTATATTAAGGTATAGGAAATGAGAGATATGTTAAAAATACTGATTTAAGCCCGACCCATTAGATTGGGATAAAATTGAAAAGAGTCTAAGGGCGTAAAGACTCACAAGAATTCGTGGTTTTTGTCTTTTTCTACGATAATTTGAAAAAGATGGTGGGTTTGAGAGTGACTACCAATTTGGAACTCTCAAAGATTTAGTTTTTTGAAAATAGGATAAGGTTACAAATCAGAAATCTCAAGAGAGTTCTGAACCCGTTAGGTCGTAAAATAAGTAGGCTAGTTGACCAAGGGCTGAGGGAAGATGTAAGGAAGAAAGAATAGTGACTAATAGTCTTGTTCTTTGGTAACTTCCTTTCCGACTAAGAGAAATATACCACACACTGGTCGTTGAATTGAGAGAAAATCTGTGGGAACTGGAATGTACATCGTAGCTCGGTCACTACTTTCAGTTCCCCCTTTCCGTTATTGGGTTGATTAGGATGTTAAGTCATCACTGCAAATCTTAGGATTACTGGAATTAACCCATTTTCAATATATAACGGGGTGTAGCGTAGTCCGGTTAGCGCGCCTGCTTTGGGAGCAGGAGGTCGGGAGTTCGAATCTCTCCACCCCGACTATGTAACATAATCATACGTTAGTGTAACTTATTGTTATAACAAAATGTTACAAATAAAGAAGTACTCAATTGAGTACTTTTTTTTGCCTATTTTTTATCAATATAAATCCAACAATATAAACACTTAAAAAAAAGTTTAGGCAGCAGGGTAGTTTGGTACGATTATTGTAACATATAAGGTAGGAGAAGTACTTAAAGTGAGTATTTCGAAGATAAAATAATATGGAGAACATAAAATGTTTATAAACTTAATTAAAAAACTAAAGAATAACAAAGGTAATTCACTTGCTGAATTCGCCGTTGTTACTGCGATGATGGGTACATTAGCTACCACAGCCGCACCGAAATTCGGTGGAGTTGGTGACGCGGCTAAATCAAGGTCTACCATCGCATCTATTGACAAGATAACTTCTGCTGCTAATAACTACTATAATGCTAAAGTGTCTACAGAAGGTCGTGGAAGATTTCCAGGACAAACTAAGTATGATGAAAAAGTTGGTGGATTCGAGTTACCAGCAAATACAGGTACAGATGCCGCGGTAGAAATATATTTAGAAACTATTCTAAATACACAAACTTCTTACGAAGCAGATTTATCTGATTACGTATATGTTTTTTCACCGGCAGTAGATGATGAAGATGCACTTGCAGGTGATTGGATGAGTTTCGTAGGTTCAACACATCAAGTAGATGTTGGATTCGATGTAGATGGTGCAACTGATTTTAAAGAAAACTTTGGTAATCAAGGTATTTCCTCAACGTTTCAGGATGGAGCTTACATTTACTTAGTAATCGCTGGAAGTGGAAGTGGTTCAACTGCAAAAGCACCGGCTTTGATTATAGCGGATGCTGAAAACCCTGCAGAACTACACAAGGTATTAACCCCGTAAGGGAGAAAGGAGATTAGTCATGTTAAAAAATCAAAAAGGATTCACATTAATTGAACTCATAATGGTTACGATTATCTTGGGTATTCTTGCAGCCGTGGCTATACCAAGATACGCAACGACACTATACAATGCAGAACTTAGAACTGAAAAGACATTTGTTAGTATGATTTGGGCTGGATGCGAATCCGAAGCTCAAAACAGATTAATAGAAAGTGGCATAGAATCATGGCCATTTAATCCATTATCAGTTTTGGGTAGAAGTCGTAATGTTAAAATCAATTTAACATTGGGTATACCTAATGAAGATGACGAGTGGCAACTTGCGTTACCACAAAATTACACATTACTCAATGATAAACCAGCACTTATGCATCAAAGACGGAATGATGAGGTATGGTATTACAGCTATGATTCAACAAGTTTTACACTTGCTGAAGAGCCTGTCGAGTATACTACTTCTCAGTAGTACAATTCTTAGTCAAGAGCCAAAGAATCATCTGGCTCTTGATTTGGATATTATGTGGGAAGAAGTTATATGGGAAGAAATTACAGAGATTGGAAAAGAAGAAATACAAGAAGTAGATAACATAACAGCGGCGGCTGGTGTTCGTGGTGCAGAAGCAGAAGATGAAGCGTTAGCACTTTTATATTACAGAAAGTCTATGTATGGTATTTCACAAATAGAATACAAAAAAGTATATGGTAAATTAAAAAATAAAAGAGATGAGTTATTCAAGAAAGATAAAAATAATCCTAAGTTAGAAGAGATGGATAACTATTTATCTTATATAAGGAAGAAAATAAAAGTATGAAATTTTATGAACTTTTAGAAATTATAGTTGGTATATTAATTGTTATTATAATATCCACATTATTTATATCTCATTTAAATGAGGAAGTTAGCAATGAACCTATAATCGTAGAAGATACCTTTAATGAACATCCGTTACTGGCATGGGGAGATACTGATAAAAAAGGTAATGTTGTGAAAATTAGATATAGGGTTAGTGAAGAGAAAACTTTTGTAGAAGTTGTTAATGTTATAGGTGAGGTAGTTCATACCCAACCATTTCAGAGAAGTCCATGGCCAGACGGTAGGACGAGAGATTTTACATATACATGGACGTTATATTATACACAGGATTATGGGGAAGAAATACCACCAGGAGATTATGAGATTCGAGTTTGTCATATAAATTCAAAGAATATTTATTTGAGAACCTGGATAACAATTTAAAGCAAAAAAGCTTGAACGTTTTGAACTTTGGATATATATATATATTTATAAGTTTTAGTTTTTTGACAAATTGAGAATGGAAAGTGGAGAGAGTAATTATCTCTCTATGGGATTGGTCGAATAATGGGTATCAGAGGAAGCCCATAAGACAATCTACCAAGAAGTTGTGGTGACTAACTCGACGCTGAATGTGGTGTCATTAGTTTTGTAGACATACGACTTGGAATGTACTTTCAGAAAAATCTAAAGAACGCGATTCTTTAACCTTGTTGTAGGTAAGGGTAAAACCGAAATCCTACTTCGTGACCGAATAATCTAATCTCAGAGAGATAAGGTAATGGCACAGAGGTTGTACTCGATTCAACGTAGATTAACCATCTATTAGAATAACCGAAGTAACTTTTGGGTGTTAGGTACAAGGTACGATAAATCTGAGCTGAAAGTTGTGAGTAATCGCAAGTCTCACATCCCCAAATTTTCGAAATATTAAAAAGGGTTCAACCGATTTTTAGTTTCCACTATAAATAAACTTAAAAACCAACCGAACCCTTTTTTATTAAAAAGGTTATTATGATTGATGTTTCATCACACAAAAATGTAGAAAATGTTATAAGATTTTTTCTAATGTATTTGCCGCCACGAGGAGCCGAATCAATACTCGATGTAGGTGGTGGTAGTACGGCACCATACAAAGGTGTTTTACAGACTCGATGTAGCAAATATAAAAATTTAGATATAAGACCAGGCGATAAAGTTGATTATTGTCAAGATGTCATTGATGGTACAGATTTTAAAAATAAACAATGGGATTGGGTGTGGTGTTCAGAAACACTTGAACATATACCACAAGAATATATGAAAACTTTTGTTGATGAAGTTTGTAGAATAAGTAAAAATATTTTGTGGACATTTCCTTTACCACACGCATCATCTTTTGATGATGACCCAGGCCATAAAGAAGTTATAGTTGATATGCAATCATATGAAAAAGATTTTAATGTAATTGATAAGACTACAAAAACAGGAAAAGGTATTTGGATATTTACTCGAAAAGATAGAGAAGCTCAAGTAACTCAAAGAGGAATAGCTCAAGAAGGCTATAATTCAGATAGTTTACCATTCGTAGTTATAAATTATAAGTGTTATGATAGAAATAATACAAAAAAAGCTTGGGTGTTTGGTTAACACCCCAGATATATATTATTATGGAATCAAGGTTATCTTGATTAAAAAATAATAAATAACAAATAATAACATGGAGAATATAAAATGGATATTGAAGCAATTAAGAAACGCTTAAATCAGTTACAAACCACAAATCAACGTTCCAATAATCTTTGGAAACCACAACCAGGAAAACAAGTAGTAAGAATTGTACCATTCAAGTATAATAAATCTACGCCTTTTATCGAGTTGTATTTTCATTATGATTTAGGTGGACGTACCTATATATCACCGATTTCTTTTGGTCGCCCTGACCCAGTTGAAGAATTCGCTGATAAATTGAAACAATCTGGTAATCGTGATGATTGGAGACTTGGAAAGAAACTTGAAGCTAAAATGAGAACTTTTGCACCTGTACTTGTTCGTGACGCCGAGAATGATGGTATCAAATTTTGGGGTTTTGGTAAAACAGTTTATCAAGAACTTCTTTCTATCATTACAGACCCCGATTATGGTGATATCGCTGACGCGGTAAATGGTCGTGATGTTGTTGTAGAGTTTAAGACTGCAGAGGAAACTGGAAAATCTTTTCCAACTACGAGCATTCGTGTCAAACCAAATCAGACTCCCATTTCAGAAGATGCAAAACAGATGAAAAGTGCATTAGATAATCAAGTTAATTTGAATGAGGTTTATAATGAACTTTCATATGATGACCTTACTAATGTTCTAAATGAATGGTTGAATCCATCTGATGGTGAAGGTAAAGGTAATTCTACTAATGGTGAAATGAAGAAAGAAGAAACTGTAGAGACTATTGCAAAGGAAACTTTAAAACAGACTACAACTGTAGATGACGCTTCTTCGGCATTTGACGAATTATTTAATCGGTAAATAAAACCACAATGGTGGGTAGTATCCTACAGAATTTAAGCGATGAGATGGCTGTGTTTGTACGCCTAACTACCCACTTTTATATAGGAGAAATATATGTCTGCAAGAGATGAATTGGCATCAGTTTTATCTGCAAGTTTAAATAAACAATTTAAAAAAGATTATCCAAAGGTTGCATACTTTCTCGATGGTAAAGATGAAGCACCATCAGATGTAAGTGGTTGGATTTCAACTGGTTCATCCATGTTGGATTTGGCTATTTCTAATAGACCCAATGGTGGTATAGCAATAGGAAGAATAACAGAAATAAATGGGTTAGAATCAAGTGGTAAATCATTGGTTGGAGCCCATTTATTAGCTTCTACACAAAAAAAGGGTGGTATAGCCGTTTATATGGATACTGAAACTGCCGTTAGTAAAGAATTTCTTGAAGTTATTGGTATTGATATAGACAATATGTTATATGTTCACTTAGAAACTGTAGAAGAAATATTTGAAGCTATAGAGAAGATAGTTACTAAAGTTAGAGAAGAAGATAATAGTAGATTAGTTACTATTTTGGTTGATAGTTTAGCTGGAGCATCTACCAAAGTAGAAATGGAAGCCGATTTTGAAAAAGATGGTTGGGCTACAAGTAAAGCTATTATTATATCAAAAGCTATGAGGAAGATTACTCAGATGATTGGGAAACGTAAAGTAGCTCTTGTATTTACAAATCAACTTCGTCAAAAACTTGGTGTAATGTTTGGAGACCCTTGGACAACAAGTGGTGGTAAAGCATTACCTTTTCATGCTTCAACTCGTATTCGTTTAAAGAATAAAGGTCAAATAAAAGATACTAAAAAAAATACGATTGGTATGAAGATTCAAGCTCAAGTTATTAAAAATAGATTAGGCCCACCATTAAGACATTGTGAGTTTCCACTTTATTTTGAAAGTGGCATTGATGATGATGGTAGTTGGTTAACTGTAATGAAAGAACATGGTATTGTTAAAGTTACAGGAGCTTGGTATACACTTCCCATAATTGATAAGGAAACTGGCGAAATAACAGATGAGAAAAAATTTCAATCTAAGGATTGGTCAAAACTACTTGTAGATACAGAATTTCGAGAGTATGTTTATAGTTTAATTTGTGATAAAGTTATATTAAAGTATTCTAAAGAAGATTTAGGTATTGATGATGTAGAGATGACGGAAGAGGTTTTAGGTGATTAATGAAAAATATTTATCAATATTAAATCAAATTAAAAAAGACGGCGGTCTTGTCGAGCATAATAATCCAAATGACAAAGTATTGATTATAGATGGTCTAAATACTTTTATTAGAGTATTTAGTGTTGTACCAATTACCAATGTTGACGGAGCTCATGTTGGTGGAATAATTGGTTTCTTAAAATCAATTGGTTTTGCTATAAAGATGCACAATCCCACCAGATGTATCATAGTATTTGATGGAGAAGGGGGCTCAGACCGCCGTCGAAAATTATTTCCAGACTATAAAGCTAAACGTAGAACAAAAATACGTTTAAATAGAGCATATGATTGGAATACGCCAGAAGATGAACACCAATCAATGTTATTTCAGATTAGTAGATTAGCGGAGTATTTACAAGAGTTACCATTAACTGTTATATCTGCCAATCACATGGAAGCCGATGATGCTATTGGTTATATTACTAAACAAATTTTAAAAGAATCTAAAATAACTATAATGTCTACTGATAAAGATTTCTTGCAATTAGTAGATGATAGAATAACTGTTTGGAGTCCTACAAAAAAGAAAAAGTATACACCAATAGAAGTACATGAAGAATTTGGAATACCATCACATAATTTTTTAATGTATAAAATAATTGATGGCGATAAATCAGATAACATTCCAGGTATAAATGGGGTTGCTCTTAAAACTATACAAAAATGTTTACCACTTTTACAAGAAGATAAGATAGTTAGTATAGAAGAGGTTTTAGATTATGTGGAAAATAATGATGTTACAAACAATGTACAAACAATGTTATCTGATGAAAATAGAAAAAAGTTACAATTAAATCACGATTTGATGCAACTCCATGATGTAAATATTAGTGGTAATGCTAAATTAAAAATTAAAGATATAGTAACAGAACCAATACAACAATTGGTTAAATTTAATTTTACAAAAATGTTTTTACAAGATAAATTATTTCAAACATTACCTAATGTTGATAGTTGGTTATTGACTACATTTTCTACTTTAAATAAATATGCCGGAATAAGTCATGAGTGACAAAATATCAGTATATGGTACAGCTTTTCAAGTTAAAGTTTTATCATCATTATTAACAGATTTAAAGTTTTTACAAACTTCATCTGATATATTGAGTGGTGAGATTTTTGATTCGGATTCTAATAAATGGTTAGTCAATGAAACCATAGATTATTTTTTAAAACATAAAACAATACCAACACTTGATGTATTAAAAATAAAAATAAATGAAATAGAAGATAAAGTATTACAAGTAGCTATTATAGACACATTACGAGAAGTGTGGAAAAATGTCGAATCTACAGATTTAGATTTTGTTAAAGAAAAATGTTTGGATTTTTGTAGGAATCAAGTTTTAAAAAATGCTATATTGGAATCTGTTAATCTTTTAGAAAATCAAGATTATGATGGTATAAAATCATTAATTGATAAATCTATGTCGGTTGGAATGGAAAGAGATATTGGCCATGAATATATTACAAGCTTAGAAGAAAGATTGAGTGATTCTGTTAGAATGGTAGTTCCAACTGGCTGGGATATTATAGATGAAGTAATGGATGGTGGACTTGGTGCAGGCGAACTTGGTGTTATAGTTGCACCAGCTGGTATTGGTAAAACTTGGATGTTACAATCTATTGGTGCGAGTGGTATGCAAAGGGGATTAACAGTAGTTCATTATAGTTTAGAATTAAATCAAACATATGTTGGGTTGAGATATGATACTGTTTTTACTGGTATTACAACAAGTAATATAAAATTTTATAAAGAAGATGTACAAAAGAAAATAGACCAACTTAAAGGTAATTTATATGTTAAATATTATCCAACACGTTCTGCTACAGTTCAGACATTAAATGCACATTTGAAACAACTTGAAATGCAAAGTATAAAACCAGATATGGTAATTGTTGATTATGCAGATATTGTAAAACCAATTGGTACATTTAGAGAGAAAAGACATTCCATTGGTGATAATTATGAAAGACTTAGAGAACTAGCAGGAGAATTTGAAATTCCAGTATGGACTGCATCACAAGCAAATCGTTCTGCGTTAGAAGAAGATGTTATTGATGCAAGTAAAGTTAGTGAAGATTATTCAAAGGTTATGACTTCAGATTTTGTTATGTCTATTAGTAGGAAAGTAGAAGATAAAATTTCAAATACGGCTCGGTGTCATGTTATTAAAAATAGATTTGGTGTTGATGGTATGACGTATCCAATGATGATGAATACCAATATTGGTAAAATGGAAATATATGAATCAAGTACACATGGTGGAAAACAACAGCAATCAAAGATGAATAATTCAGAAGAGTATTTAAGGAAATTAGCTAAAAATAAATACGATGATTTTAAAATTGATGGTACTAAAATGGAAGGGTTTGAATAATTATATATAGAGGAAAGTTTTTACGAAAGGTAATAAGGATGTATTATGAAATTTAAGTTATCAGAAAATTTTATAGATAAGTATAAAAGAAAAAAACCACCATTCGGTTTTAATGGATTGGGTGAATTGGTTTATATGAGAACTTATTCTCGTATTAAAAAAAATGGTAAAAATGAACGTTGGTGGGAAACCATTCAACGGGTTGTAGAAGGTACTTATTCAATGCAAATGGAATGGATTGACTCGCATCAATTGGGGTGGAATCCGTGGCAAGCTCAAAAGTCAGCTCAAGAAATGTATGACCGAATGTTTTATATGAAATTTTTACCACCAGGCCGTGGTTTGTGGGCTATGGGAACAAAAATTACAGAAAAAAAGAAGTTATATGCGGCACTCAATAATTGTGCTTTTGTATCTACTAAAACATTAAAGGATGATTATTCAAAACCATTTACTTTTTTAATGGATGCCAGTATGTTAGGTGTAGGAGTTGGGTTTGATACAAAAGGTGCAGGTGAGGTTATGATTAAGTTACCTAATCCAAATAGAGGCATAGAAGAATATGTGATACCTGACACACGAGAAGGTTGGGTAGAATCATTAAAGTTATTGTTAGAGTGTTATTTTCATGGAACCGCCGAAATTCAGTTTGATTATACAAAGATTAGACCAGTAGGAGAACCAATTAAGGGTTTTGGTGGGGTATCGAGTGGTCATGAACCATTAGAAGAAATTCATGTAGAAATAAGAAAAGTATTAAATAGAAATGTAGGTGAACCAATTACCATTACCACAATTGTTGATATAATGAATCTTATTGGTAAATGTGTAGTGGCGGGTAATGTCAGAAGAACTGCTGAAATTGTATTTGGTGAGCCTGACGATGATGAATATTTGGATTTAAAAAATTATAAAGTTAACCCACATAGAGAACAATATGGATGGACAAGTAATAATAGTATTTTTGCTGAACTCGGTATGGATTATACTGATGTATGTAAAAGAATTACAGATAATGGAGAACCTGGATTTGCATGGTTAGAAAATATGAGGAAATTTTCTCGTATGCAAAATGGTGGGGATAATAAAGACCATAGAGTTGCAGGTGGAAATCCTTGTTTAGAACAATCATTAGAAAGTTATGAGTTATGTTGTTTAGTAGAAACATTTCCAAACAACCACGATTCATTAGAAGATTATCAAAGAACATTAAAATATGCATATTTATATGCCAAAACAGTTACATTAGGTAAAACACATTGGCCTGAAACTAATCGTGTTATGTTGAGAAATAGGCGAATTGGTTGTAGTGTAAGTGGAGTTGCTCAATTTATAACGAAACGTGGAATGGAAGAATTAAGAAAATGGTTAGAAACCGGATATGATACTATTCAAGAATGGGATAAAATGTATTCAGATTGGTTTGCAGTTCCAAAGTCAATTAAAACTACAAGTGTAAAACCAAGTGGTACTGTTTCACTATTAGCTGGAGCTACACCTGGATTACATTATCCAGAATCAAGATTTTATATTAGAAGAATGAGACTATCGAATCAATCAGAACTAATAGAACCATTAAAGAGAGCTGGATATAATGTAGAACCAGCATTTGGTTCAGAAAAGAGTACGGTGGTAGTAGAGGTGCCGGTTGATGTGGGTGAGGGTATAAGGACAGCGGCTGAACTTTCGATTTGGGAACAATTCAGTTTAGCCGCGTTCTTACAACGACATTGGGCAGATAACCAAGTTAGTTGTACAGCCACATTCAATCCCGAAACAGAAGCAGATGAACTACCACACGTTTTAAATTATTTTCAATATAGATTAAAAGGTATATCATTATTACCAAGAAAAAATGGTGGAGCGTATAAACAAATGCCTTATGAAGCTATAGATGAAAAAACATACCACTTAGAAGTTGAAAAACTTAGTAGATTAACATTTGGTGTTATTAAAAATGAAGAGGCAGATGTGGAAAAGTTTTGTAATAATGATGTTTGTGAGATTATTCCAAATTAATTTCTTTTTTAAGGGAATACCCTTATATTTATAATTAACAATTAAGGTTATAATATGATAAATCATAAATTATATGGTAGACGAATTTTACACGTGATGTCACCCGTCAGGTGGCGTTCCACTAAGTATATGCATCATGCTGATTCAAATTACAAAGTTATGATGAAAACTATTAAATGGTTACCAATGTGTCATCATTATGTTTTAGTTCCACCAAATAATACTATACCACATCTTGGAAAAAATGTTACTAAAATACCATTTCCATATGCTGGTAGTGTGTTGTTTAATCGTGGATATTTCGATAGTAAAGCTTTATTGAAATCTATAGATTTTCAGAAAATTGATATTGACTTTATTTTTAATCATCAACCAGAGTTGTTATATAATGTTTATAATGCTATATTGACAGATAGATATGGTATGTCTGTAGATAGTTATAACTTTTTTCATTGGGTTGATTGTGAAAAGAGTAGACCAACTGGTGGTTATCCTGTTGGGTTCTTTAGACAAATGGAAGCTATTGATTTATCAACTAAATCTTATTTTCATTGTCCAGTTAGTTTAGATTATATGAAATCCAATTGGGATAAAATACCACATACGTCACAAGGTGTTGACGAAAATGTGATGAAAGAAAAAATTAATTACTTTCCACTTGGAGTAGGTGACTTACCTGACCCAGAACCATTTCCATTACCAGACAAGAAGATATTAGTTTTCAATCATAGGTGGAATCAATCTACGGGTATAAAGAAACTTATACAATATACAGAAAATCTTGATAGGGATGAGTGGTTAGTTTGGATTACCGATGATGATGCTAAACATCCCAAAGCTGGTAAACCTGCACCAGATTGGATTAAAGTACAAAATTTACCAAGTGGTGGTCAATACAGATATCTTATAGATAATTGTTATGCTACTATTTGTTTTGTAAATGATTATATGACTTGGAATCTTTCAGTACAAGATGCTATTAAAGTTAATAAACCAAGTTTAACATTTAAACATTCAACACAAGAACACGTTTTGGGTAAAGATTATCCATTATATTTTACTGATAAGAAATCATTTCTTGAATTGTTAAATAATACACCAACTGAACTTGTGTGGGAATTACCAGAACATGATAAAATTTTTAAAGAGAATTTAATTAATGATTTAATTGAAGGTTGTGAAAGTAAAAAGAAACGGACTGTAAGAACACCATCTGCTGGTATTGAGTGGTTGTATCATATATTGAATGATAATGGTTTTAAAAAGAATTTACTTTTCAATAGTCATCCAAATTTATATTTGAGTAATGTTTGGGAGAAGATTAGACTTTGGTGTTTATCAAAAGGAATTAAAGACAATCCAAATTATCAATTTACAAGATTGTTTGTTCCAGATGATAAGAGAGAAGATATACAAAAACTTATAGATGATTCCGATGAAACATTTAGTGAATCTAAAGTTGACCCAAATTTCAAAATTATTGATGAAGAAGATAGTTGGTTTTAATGTATCAAGATATATATTATGATAATTTTAAAAATAAAGTACATATTTGGGATGATGAAAAAGGCCATATAACTATCCCATACAAAAAGTATGCGTATAAGAAAGACAATTATGGAACTTTTGTATCTCTTTATGGAGATAAACTTAAAAAAATATATAAGTTTGATAAAAATACTAAAAATCTTTGGGAATCGGATGTAAATCCAGAAACAAGAGTTCTTGTAGACACGTATACAAATTCAGACGATTTATCAATAAATCACAGACTTGGTATTATAGATATTGAAGTAGAAGTTACACAAGGATTTCCAAATATACATAAAGCAGAAAATAAAATAACAGCTATAGGTTATTACGATAGTATAACTGATAAATATTTTTGTCTTGTATTAGACCCACAAAATAAAGCTACTTTTGAAAATAAAGATAATATCGTAATAGAAAAATTTGAAACTGAAAGTTATTTACTTCATCGTTTTTATGCATTATTTCTTGAACATAGACCAACTATATTAACTGGATGGAATAGTTTAAAATTTGATATACCATATTTGTATAATAGAGCTACTCAAGTTCTTGGTACTGAAATAGCTGATTGTTTATCGCCAATTAGAAGGATTCATTGGAGTGAATATCAAAAACGATATAAAATAGCTGGTTTATCACAATTGGATTATTTATCTTTATATAAAAAATTTACATTCACACAAAAGACTTCTTATAGATTGGATGCTATAGCACAAGATGAACTTGGTGAAAAGAAAGTTGAATATGACGGAACACTTAATGACTTATATGAGAATGATATAAATAAGTTTATAGAATACAATATTCATGATGTTAGACTTGTTAAGATGTTAAATGAGAAACTGGATTTTATTGATGTAGCCAGAGGTATTGCTCATGTTGGTCATTGTCCATATGAAGAAGTTGAATGGTCTTCAAGATATCTTGAAGGAGCTGTTCTTGTTTATCTTAAAAAACTTGGTATTGTTGCACCAAATAGAAGTAAAGGTGGAAGAAAGAATGCAATGGATAAAAATAAGTTTTCTGGTGCGTATGTACAAGACCCACAAAAAGGTAGACATGAATGGATTTATGATTTAGATATTACTGCTATGTATCCATCAATTATTATGTCTCTTAATATTTCACCAGAAACAAAAATAGGAAAGATTGAAGGTTGGAATTCAAAAGAGTTTGTATCCAATATACCTAAGACATATTCTGTAATAATGCATGGAAAAAAACAGGGTAATTTAACTAACGAAGAATTGAAAATGTATTTCAATGATAATCAAGTTTCAATATCATCTAATGGTATAATTTATAAAACCGACAAAAAAGGATTAATACCTGCGTTATTAGAACAATGGTTTGATACAAGAGTTGAATATAGAAAATTAGCTAAGAAATTTTCAGACGAAGGTGATGATGAAAAATATCAATATTTTAATAGAAGACAATATATTCAAAAGGTTATTTTAAATTCATTATATGGTGTATTGGGTTTGTCTGTTTTTAGATTTTATGATTTAGATAACGCAGAAGCAACAACATTGACTGGACAATCTTTAATTAAGTTTACGAAAAAAATAGGTAATAATTTTTATAATAAAGAACTTAATGATGATAAAGATTATTGTATTTATATAGATACCGATTCTGTTTTCTTTAGTGCCGTACCATTACTTGATAATAGATTTCCTAATGAAGAACTTTCGGATATAATGAAGACACAAAGAATTTCAGAAATAGCTACTGAAGTACAAGGTTATATGAATGGTTCTTATGATTATTTTGCTAAGAAGTTTTGTAATTTAGATAAACATAGATTCGAAATAAAACAAGAGATTATTGCAAGAACTGGATTTTTTGTTGTCAAGAAAAGATATGGTATGAGAATTATTAATGATAATGGAGTAAAAGTAAATAAAGTTCATGTTAAGGGATTGGATACAGTTAGAAGTACATTTGCACCAGCAATGAAAACTTTATTATCAAGTGTTTTAGAAGATATTTTGAATTATGTACCTAAAGATAAAATTGATACAAGAATATTGAATTTCAAGAATAGTATTTCAAAATTAAGTATTGATGATGTAGCTAATCCAGTTGGTGTTAAAAATATAGAAAAATATACACCAAAAAAGACAGATAAATTTGAAAATATTGGTGCTACAACATCTATAATGACAGGAACACCTGTTCATGTAAAAGCTTCTATTTATTATAATGATTTATTAAAGTATTTTAAAAAAAATCAATATGAACCAATAGTAAGTGATTCAAAAATGAGGTGGGTGTATTTAAAAGATAATCCATTTAAATTAGATGTAGTTGGTTATAAAGGACATGAAGACCCAAAAGAGATTATGGATTTTATAAAAGAGTATATTAACTATGATAAAATGTATGAACAAGCTCTAACTAAAAAATTGAATATGTTTTACGGAGCATTAGAGTGGAAAAAACCACAAATGCGAATGGAAAACTCATGGTTTTAAAATAATAGGAGAAATTAAATGATATTAAAAGATTTTAAAGATACAATTGGAATATTTCCAAACGCATTACCATTAGATATATGTGATGATATTATAAATTCTTTTGAAGAATATAATAAAAAAGGTATTACTGAGACTGGTAATACTCTTGGTGGTAAGAATTATAAGGTGAAAACTTCAATGGATTTAAATTTGATGGGGCATGATGACCAACATTTA